TCCCAATGACTGCGCCTGCGCTCCCGAAGGTCGCAAGGTCAGTCAAGCCATCTCTGACCGCAATGCCGTTCGTTCTGGCGAGCAGATTCCCACCAGTCGCCGAGACCTTGAAAGTCGCCTGCGGAACTTCCGTGATGTGCGCTCCTGCATCCGTGCCCGATTCTTCGTACCAGAAGTATTGATTAGTCGCCTTTATCTCGTCCGACATCTCTTTAGTCGATGTCAGCGAGACAGATGATTCTGCGATGATGCTCATTCAGTAGCCTCCAATCTTGCGATTAAGTTAGCCGATGCGACACCTGTAATCTGAATGGATAACCCTGTGCCGACCTGCAACCCTGTCCCGATATCGTACCAGTTGACCGCCATGCCTCTGCTGTCAAGGTCTGCCTGTGTCAACTGAACCCCATTGAGCAGGACGGATGCCGACAGAGTCGTATTGACATATGTATCTGTGAAGACCCACCCTGCAGATGAAGTGATGGTCAGCGAATAAAAGTCTTGCGCTTCTACGCTGATGCTCTCGATCCGCTCCGCAAGTGCATTGACCTTATCAGCGATGCCAGAATCCTTTATGAGAAACTCGCCGAGGGTCGCTTTCTTCTCATACCTCGTTTCAGAGGTGGTCAGTTTGAGAATCCTTGCGGACACATAGACCTCGCCCTTCTCGTCAACAAGGTTCAGCCGGTCGCCGATGCGGTTATATTCAAGTCCCCTCGTTATATCGACCTCGTAGTTGACCGCAGGACGATAAACTGTCTTCAGATAGGCGATTGCCCGATTGAGCAGTTCTGTCCTATTGGTCGTGTCGTATGAGAAAGTCCCCATGATGTACGACTCGCCACCGATTCGATGGAACATACTTGCCGAGGATCTGGAGTACAGATTGCCGTTCGCAACATAGATGTCTCCGTCATCGTAAGTCACTCCCGACAGCGTTATCGGAGTCTGCGAGCCTTCTGGAGTGCCACCTGTGACCTCAAGACCGCTGAACAGATTCTGCACCGACTCCTTGATGCGAAAGCCATCAATCTCTCGGTCAAGCCTCAACTCCTGCTGAACGTCCGTGCCTCTCTGCTCCCAGATGTCAATATACATACTCGTGATGGACAATTTATCAACAACGAATCGGTATGACAGTTCAGCGTTGTCGAATTGGGTCGCCACAGACCGAAGCCTTGCCGTTGCGGTAGAAGTGCCATCCCATGAAAGAGTACGGGTCTTCTCTGGAATCTCATTCCGTCCGACCTCGAAGCCAGATGCACCTGCAAATAACTCGATATATTGCGCAATGGTCATCGGAGCCGTTGCCGTATACTCTCCGACTTGCGAATTGATGAGGTCAAGTCCTGCATCCTCGCAGGTCAGTGTGCGCTCCTTCGTCTTGGTGTTCGTCTCGGCATCGATGATGGTGAAGCACTCCGCATCAAACTCGGTTGACCGCAGGATGTAGTTGCCTGCCCTCGTCATCGCCTCGAGAGCGATCCGGTTATCGTCTCGGAAAGACACAACGCAGTTAAATGTAGCGATTCCTGTGTCGATGTCTTCAGTCCGCTCATCGTCCTCTACGATGAGACCGCCCTGCAGGGATGTTGTCGCCATGCCGAGGACAGCCAGATTTCTGTCTACGAAGTAAATAATCATAGGAATCTCTCCCTGTAGCGAATCTTAAAGGTAGGCGCATACTGCGCAGTCAGCCAGTCGGAATATTTGGTGTAAATCCTGTTACTACCCTTCTCGAGCATCATCTGCTCCCAGTCGTTTCCGAGTGCGCCCAGATCTGGACGAAGACCGCCTGCGACAGGCGCATAATAGTTCGTCAGTCTGATAGTGCCATCATTACAGTCAGCCACCAAAATGTCATTGCAATTGAACGTATTCCAGACCAAGACCTTGCCTGCAAGTTCTTCCCATGAGTCTGTCCCTTTCTGATGCTTGATGCTGTCGGAGATGACCGAGATGTTATAGATTCCGATCTGCTCGCATGGTGGATAGTCATCATTAGCGAAGATTGTAGTCGTGATTTTTTTGCTGACGACATCCGCAAGTCTGTTATCCGTCCATGTCCACGCAGTGTCCCCGAATTTGAAAGAAAATTCTCCTCCGCTCTTTGTGATGATGATACTGCAAGGCGGTTCCGCTTCTCCTGTCTTCGCATAGCCGAATGTCTTGTTGTTATATCCAAGGTCTTTTCTGACATAAAGAACAGGGTCTGCGCTTGAATTGCGCACATTTACATAGCCCCATACGCTGTTCTCATCCCATGCTCTCCCATCAGTAGAGACCTGCACTCCTGCGATCGGCTTCGTGTTTTCGTCAAGCATCCAAAATTCAAACTGCCCATGCTCCCATTTCGGGCGAGACTGTGCAAAGCGCAAAAGCACCTGCACTGTGAAGTCTTTCGCTCCATATGTAGCAGGGTCTCCACCATCAGACGGCAAATCGATAGTCATAGAAGAGCCGTGCCACATTGGTGCAGTCCCTGCATCATCAAGCATGACCGCAGTTGACCCATCGGCAAGAGTGTCGACCTTGAGCGAACCCTGTATCGTGTCGCCCCACCAGTCTACATAGCCATCATCTATGCGCCACCCTGTAAGTCCCTGCGTAGCGTTCCAGTTGAAGACCTGCCCTTTCGTGAGGTATGTCGTGTCGAGGCTTTCCAGAATCTGTCTGACCAAGTCGGGTTCTTCTGGATTGCCGAACTGCATAACGTGCCCTCTGTCATCGATAAAGGATACATAGCCACAGCCTCCATGCGTTGAGTCTGGGGTCGCAGACCTCCAGAAGTCAGCCTCAAGAATCGGATGCGCAGGAAAAGTTCCGTTGTACTGGATATTGAAAACCCCATCGACTGGCAGTGCTTCGTACTCGGTAATCGAATACTTGAAAGGGTCGTTACATACGATGGTAAACTCTGCTGTGACATTGTTCCTGCCTGCATCGACCTCGCCCAAATCCTGCGGAGTCCCTGTAAAGAACTTGTCCTGCTCGTCTCGGAAGATAAGCCGTGCATCCTCCACGTTGAGCAGGTCGTTCAGCTGATTGTATGCCTGCCGAAACGCTGTCGCCGATTCACACAGCAGTTGGTAACCTACTGTGATAATCCTCGCAGGAAATCTTTTATTCTTCGTAAACGAGCCATGCCGAACTCCAACAGTACCAAGGTCAAGGTCGGGAGAGAGCATCTCCCGACCCTTCGTGTAGAGCGTCCTGTATCCGCTGATGACATTCTCGATGTATACCCCATTAATGGACATCGCCTCTGCAGGCAGTGATGCAGTCTGCGCAGTATGGTCAGTTGTATCTCTGAAGTTATATATCATCTGATTCCAATCCTCCTGTTCTGCATCGTCTCTCGCCTGTTGAGTTCCGTCTGCATATCACCTGCGGTCGCTCTTGCAATCTCTCGCCCGTTCAGTTCAACAGGGACGATAATCTCATATCGTGCAGTTGCGTTGTATGAGTAATCATCATTCATCGCCATTGCGAAGCCTGTATGAGCGTTCATGTTGCTGATGCCGTAAAGACCTGCCATCGCCTTATCGACCTGCCTCTGTGACTTCTCGATACCAATCGCCATACCTTCACCCACGAAGTTGCCGATTGACATGAAGACCTTTGACGGAGATGCGATGCCCAGAACCTTCTTGACCGCCTTCGGTAAGTTCTTCGCCTTCTCTTTCAGTTTGCTGACCATGCCGTCCCACTTCGCCTTGATGCCGTTCCACAGTCCGCTGACGATGTTTGCGCCGATGCTGAAGAGCGACCCGATTCCTCGCTTAATCGCCTGCGGAATCTTTGCGCCGAGACCAACAGCGAACGACACGATGTTGCCCACGTTCGAGGCGACTCCATTAATGAGTGCCACGATAATCTGCATACCGACCTGCAGGACTTTTGGAAGTGCTCGGACAACTCCAGACACAAAAGTCGTGATGAGTTCAATCGCCTTCGGGATGATACGAGACTGATTCTGCCCCATGCCTTCAACAAAGGTAGCGACCGCCTCCCCTGCCTTTATGACCAGATCGGGAAGACCAGATGCGATACCTGTCAAGATGGAATAGATCATTTCGCCACCACTGTAAATGATGGATGGTAACTGTTGAGCAATACCAATCAGTAAATTGCCGACCATCTCCATGCCGATTGGAATCAACTGTTGTGCCTTCTCGCCGATCGCACCGAAGACAGTATCAAACATCTCCGCAAAGGTCTGCGAACCGTCTGCCACCTTCGACAAAGCATCACCAATGAAGTTGATAGGCTCGATGACCTTCTGCATCACTCCTGCGATGCCTCCGAAGTCCTCGAATCTTTTGTTGATGCCATCCAGAACGTTCGCAATGTTTCGCTGAATAGATGCCTTGATGTTGGTCGATGCAAGTTGGATTCCACCGCCCGCACTCTTCGCCTGCTCTGCGAAGGAAGCGTACTCCTTGCCTCCGACCTTCAGACCCTCGTTCGACAGTTTGATAAAGTTGTCATTGACCTCATCGATAGAGACGGAGCCATCTTTCAATGCCTCGTACAGGTCAGCCTGTGTCTTCCCTGCTCCGAGTGTAGCCTCTGCAAGTTGATTCATTTGCGCAGGTGCGGTCTGGACGAGTGCTCGCCAGTCTTGCAGATCTGGCTTTCCTTTGGACATCGCCTGCGCCCACTGATTAATTGCGCTCGCCTGCTGTTCCGCAGGTGCGCCACCCGAAGCCATTGCGTTGTTCAAAGCGAGTGTCAACTCTGTCGCCTTGTCGATGTCTCCAGTAATCGCAGTAAATTGCTGTGTCTGGCTCGTGACCTTATCGAGTGTGGTCGGCAGGTACTCGATGCCTTTAGACAACTGGTCGACAGAAGCTTCTGCCTGTTCAGCCGAAAAACCAAGGGATTGCATGACTTTTGGGTAGTTGTTCAAGGTATCAAACCGCTTGATTGCTCCGTCCATATTGGATGAGATAGCACCGAAGACAGTATCGACCGCCTTTTTCCCGATGCCTGCCCAGATGCCGAAGCCGAGACCGCCCTTCATCTTCGCCTCGAAGCCACCGACCTTCCCCTCAAGTTTGCCGAGCGTACCCTCGACTCCTTGGTCTGTCGCCTTTAATATTAATTCAATCGTGTGTGTGCTTGCGCTCATATCTTCTCCTTTAGATGCCTGCTGTACTCAAGGAAACGTGACTTCTTCTTCTCGCCCCTCGCCTCTGCGAGCATCTTGTCATAGTTGAAGAAATCTTCAAAGCGTTTGTATACTGGCACTAACTTCTTCCCTCGTTCTTTCTGCGCTCCTGCAGTGACCGACAGCCATGCCAGTTCATGCAATTGTAATTGCATATCCACATCCCGAAGCCGATATGCCTTCATCAGTGCTTCATACTCCGTGATGCTCATGCGGTAAATCTGCTCGACATCTACGATGCCCAAATAGCGAACGCAGTTCTCGAACATCGAATCGAGGTACTCATCTACTCCGATGCCATCGCCATCATGGTCTGCATGGTCTTCTTGCAACAGTTGCTCTGCATAAAAAAACCTTTGACCCTGCCAAAGACCTCATCGATGTTCGTCTCCTCGTCATCAATCCATTTCGTAAACTCGGATTCTTCGAGCCTCGGCGAGTATCCCTTATTGCCCAGATAAAGCACATTGAACAGTTCTTCGATGTCATCCTCTGCAATCTTTGCAAGGCTGACTGTCAATCCGATGTTGTTCTCGATGTTCAAGTTTGGGACTGTCTGGGTCGCTCGCTTATTGATTTCCTTGAGGAAGCGATAGCCGAAGTTAAATTCGTAAGTCGTGCCGTTAATCACTAATTCGTGTGTCATTTGTCGCCCTCCTTATGAAAAAAATGGGGACTGGCGAACCAGTCCCCCGAAACTTTATGCGCTGACCGCAGGAGTGTCGATGAATGTGTAAGACGCATCCTCCTGCTGTGACGTGTCGACAGTCACGTTGCCATCAACACCGCTTCCATTGACTCCGATCGTCATCGAAATCTCTGCCATATCCTCCGCATTAGCGGACAGTTCGTAACTCGTGACATAGCCTTGGAAGTACGTGCCCTTGTACTGGTTCGTCGCCCCTGTTACAGGAGAAGCGAGATTCGCCTCCCACAGTTCAATCAGTTTGTCGTTCAGCATCGCTGATTTCAGTTTCGCAACCATCGGGTCATCGAGACCCATGATTGCAGTGATGCTCTTCTCGACCTCTGCAGGAGCAGGAGTGCGGATAGACCCGTCTTTCGTTGCGGTCGCATCAGCATCCTTCGAGTAACTGATGCTGTCTTCCGTGACGAAAGCCATCCTCTTTCCGTCTTCCGTACTCTGCTCTTCGAGAAGTCTATACAGGTAAATAATTTTTGCGCCTGCTACTGCTTCCATAGTTACCTCCGTGAATAGAACCACCTCAACGACAGAATACCCTGCATGAGGTCGTTGTCATTTGTAATCTGCTGTGTGGACTCATCCTTGATGAAGATTAGTCCGTACCCGTCTACTTCGAGTCGTCTTGCGATGTCCCATGCCAGAAGCATCCTTGCGGAAAGATCGCCTCTATTCGTAGGTCGCTCCCACATCTGAATCGTGAGAGTGACATACCCTGCATCTTGTGCCTTCGCTCCGAAACCATCAGTGAACGTGTCTGCGAGATAACACACAGGCAGATCGCCCTCGATTCGATTATCGCTGACAGTGATGTCTGCTTGCTCTAATGATGCTCGCATTTGTGTGAATATTGTCTGTTGCGCTGTCATTATTTCTCAAACTCCCTTAATACGTTCATGACGACCTCATTCTCGATCACTTGTGCAGTCGGCAGGATGATAGGCTCGGGCGACATCTTGATGGTGCCAAGTTCAACGAAAGGGTCGTAGTACATTCCTGCGCCGATAGCCTGCGTCATGCCTCCGTCCCTTTCCTCGGCAGTGATGGACTGCCTTGTCGCTCCAGTCGAATACCCTTTCACATAGGCGATGACAGTCTGTGACTGCATCTGCCTTTTCGCCAGTTGAGCATTCTTCCGCATTGCGCTCTTCAACGCTTCCATCCTGCGCTTCGGGTCAATCGCTTTCTTGTAGTCCGCAACTCCCTTAACAATCATAAGACCTCCGAGACGACAAAAACATCCTTGACTGCCTTCGGCTCCCGATGATCGACTCGGTATTTTTTCGCTCCGACCTTGATGTAGTCGAATGCGCCTTCATAGTGGTTCTGCAAGCGTATAGTCTTACTGCCTTGACGAATCGAACCATATACAAGGCGAAGCATCTCGACTGATGTGTCAGTGACCGAGCCGTATCTGATGACCTCTACAGGCAGGGAAAGAACATAGTTGCCTGTGTCATAATCATAGGTCTGCTTCTGGGTGCAGAAGTAGACAGGTGTGTCAAATCTCATATGAACTGAATCCTCCCACTGCTCGATGTCGGCTTCTCCTGCTGTGCGAGCCATGCTTCGATGTCCTTTGCGTATGGTGTGAAGTCTCTCTCATCCCACGACATGGACTCGCCCTCGACTGTGTGTTGCTTGACTCCCTCTGAACCGATGCGGTTGAAGCGAATCAGCGACACCTCTGTCACGATGTATGACAGCGCATCGGGAACCTCATCCGCATTGATGAGGATACACAGTCGCCTCGAGACGATATCAATGATCGCCTCAAGTTTCGCCTTCATCTCTTCGGAGACTTCCGACAGACCGAGCAATGTTACTACTTCTTCATACATACTATTTCTCCTTCTTTGGAGACCTCTTCCCTTTGACCTCTTTGATGAGGGAAACTCCCTGCTTGTTGTTCTCTGTCGCAAGCGACAGTACCCTGTCAGCTGAAGGTCTTGCCCCAGTCCGAGGGTACTTGTCGCCTACGCTATAGAGATAGTTCCCATCCTCAAGGTCATAAAAGGCTTTGATGACGAGGAACATGATTACGCTCCTGTAATCGTTCCCTTGATGATGCCTGTTGCAACTTCTGGGAAGAAGCGGACTCCAGTCATCAGCAGGGACTGGATGGATGCCCTCTCAAGGACTCTGCCGTGAGTGATGCCGACCAGACCCGACTCGTCAGAGGTCAGTTCAAACTCCTGCCCGACAGACCCGTTAGCAGGGACATAGTAGCCTCGCAGATTCTCCTTCGCCGTAGAAATGACATTGTTCAGAGTCACATATGGAGAGATTACGACAGTACCGAGACCGAGGAAGTCCTCGACATATCTGAAGCCGAAAGCATCCTGCGTAGTAATGTTCGCAGTCCCAAGGTAATCAGCGACATTCAGTGGATTCACAAAGTGAACTGGATTCACATCGCCGTACTCATGATAGATACCCTGCATCGTTCCCCAGTTCGATGCCAGTTGCGCCTGCAGGTTTGCTTTAGGTTCAGCAGTGGACGAACCTTCCGCATTGATTGCCGTGAAGAACGCTCCTTTGATTGCCTGTCTGACCGCACCGATGAGAGCCTCATCCGTTTTGTAGATCGCTCTTTCTCTACCCACCTTCTGGATCGCTTCCGCAGTGACCAGTTTGCGGTATTTGTTAAGAGTCATGGTGATCGGAGTGCCTTCGACCAAATCCACCGCAGTCAGCGGAATCTCATCGCCCTCTGCAACCTGCGCAGGTGGCTGTCCGACAGACGTGCTATAAATCTTGATGGTATTGCCCTCTGCAATCGGCTCAAGGTCAACGACACCGAGAACCTCCATCAGCGATCTGATGGACATGGAAAGATTGTTGACCATATCGATGGAAATCGCAGGCGCAACATCAGTTGTCAGAATGGTGTTATCAATAACAGCCATAGTTAAACCTCCTTGTTATTTCTGAAATAAAGCCAGATTCTCGTTGATCGCCTTCAGTCTCTTCGTCCTGTCCTCGATTGCGAGAATCTCTTCCTTTGTGATGGTCGGAGCGGAACCCTTTGCAGGTGTGCTTCCACGAAGCGCATCCTTGATGCCGTCCTGTACTGCTGATGCGAAGAGTGCCGAGAAGGACTTCACCGCCTCTGCAGTCTGCTCTGCATCATCTCGGATGAGCATTGAGACGAGCGCATCGTCGGCATTGATGCCATTGGACTTGAGTATGCCTCGTGCCGTCTTGGTCATCTCTTCCCTCGCACGTTCCTGCCGTAAGGCTGTCAGTTCCTTCATCAGTTCTTCGTGCTCGTGCTTTGCCCTTTCGGCTTCGTCCATCTGGGCCAGTTTCTGCGCCTCTGCAACAGCATCCTTGATTGCCTGTTCGTTCTTCTTCTTTTCTCTTGCCAGTTTCTTCGCAACGATAGCATCAACCTCTTCGTCCGTATAGGTCTTCGGGGTGTCGTCAATCTGCGGTTCAATCTGCGGTTCTACCTGTGGTGTGTTCTGCTCTGCCATAATATCCTCCTGTTTAATCGTCTGTGAGCGAGACCTGTCCATTGCTTTTAATGACATCAATGCTTGGTCAGCCGATTGGCGGAATTGCACCGCCTCACCTGTTATCGGCATAATGCGGTCATGTGACCGCTAGTATTTCAATTTCGGATTCATGATGATTTTGCACCTGCAGTTCGGATGCATCAGTGGAGCATTCACTCCTATCTCCATTTCCGAGACCTTGAATAGTCGTCCTGCGAGGTTCGCACATTCTGGACAACACCCGAGTTGTGCATGATAAAGGTAGTATTCTTCGCCTGCGTTCTCCATCGCCTTTTTATCGGCTTCTGTTTCTGCTCTGGTGGACTCGGATACGAACAGCCTGCCCACGTTCTTCTTGACCTTCTCAATGACATCCTTGACCGCCTTGACTGCATCCTTGACCGAGTACCCTTGTGTTAGCGCATTGGTCAGTCGTGAGTAAATGGTGTTGGTCATCTCCGTGTGGTTCGACCACAAGCGGTCTTTGAACGTTGCGCCTTTGAATGGGTTCAGAGCGATCAGTAACGCAACCTCAAGCAGGAAAGTGAAACTCTCGCCAACCTGCCCGCTAGCCTCTGCAACAGAGATGTCGAGCATCTGCGCATCCCTCTCGAACTCTCCTGCGACTCTCTCGGTCAACTCTTCCTGCATCATCGTCTCGATGTCCGAATATGCCTTGATGGTCGCTGTTGCAATGTTGGCGGTCAAGTTCTGAAGCCTATCAAACTGGTATGTCAGTTCAACCAGTCGCTTCTGTTGTTCTGCGTTATCGGTCAGATCCTTCAACTCCGCAAGCAGTCGCCTTGTGCGTTGTATGTCTTCCATGCTCGCAGGTCTTTTCGCCTCTGCAATGTCGGCAGGATATAGAGCATAGTAGGTCATAAGTGCCTGCTCGATGTCGTCAGCCATCTGGTTCAGTCGCTTCGCCATCTCTTTGACGAAACGTTCATCGGCTCGGATGTCTGCCTTTATCCATCGCTCTGCCTGTGCGTGTGCCTGTACGAGGTTCATTCATAATCAGCCAGAGTCGTAAAGACTGGAGTCGTTTCAGCCTTTACTCTCTCGGCTTCCTCCTTCACGTTATCAACAATCGACAGCACCGAAAGTTGTGTATCCTTCGACACGATGCCCTCAAGGTTCTTTGCGACTTCTGCTTCGCTCTCGAGGTTCGCAGGGTAGTTCGCAGTAAATCGAATCTCAATACCCATCCAGTCATCACGACCGACCCTGTGAGGATTTATCTGCGACAGCGCATTGCTGAAGATGATTCTGTACCGCTCCATCATCGCCGAAGTGAACCGCCTTGCCTTGCTTGTGAACAAGTTCGACATTGCTTCCATCTTGTAGCGCAGAGCGATGCCCGATGCAGTGCCGAAGTTCTCATCGGAGATGTTTGAGACCATCGATGTGATGAAGATATCCCTCTGCAGTCTGTTCAGCAGATTCTCCTGTGTCGTGTCGGCTGAAGGCTTCTGCATAAAATCCACCTCTGGAAGACTGCCGTCCGATAAATCCGTCTCGAAGTTGATGATTCTCGTCCTGCGGATAAAGGCTGTGTCGTCTGGATCTACCTTGACCCCAAGAATCTTCATATATGCGTCCGCAAAGTAATCAACATCGTTCGCCTTCTCGGATAGTGCCTTATTGTAGGCATTGATTGCAGGCAGTGCCGACTCAAACAGTCCCATCCGTTCATCGTTGCTGATGTACTCAACAGCAGGAACGTACTTGAAACCGTGAACCCTTTCCTCGCCGTACCAGTGATAAGCACCTTCCTCCATGTAGAACCATCTGACTGAATAGTCGTCCGAGACGCTTCCTCGTTCTACTCCATCAATGTCCTTGTAGTAGCGAACGAAGTATCGAGGTCTTTCAAGGATGCTTTCGTCAACGACCATGAAGGCTTCGAGCGCAGACAGGTAGGTCATGCCGATGCTCGAATCCTCATCCTCTTTCACGTAGTACATCTCAAAAGATGCGCCCTCGATGTCAGCCAGTTTACTGACCTCTGCATTGAGATTGTCTCCGTCATTCGTGCGGTCGAGGAACTGGATATACCTGTTCACGTTCTCATCATCGCTATGCACCTTCACAGGGATTCCGCAGAAGAAGCCGTTGAAAGTATCGGTGATGTACTTCGCATAGTTGACTGCGATGCGGTTGTCTGGCTTCCCGTCTGCCTTTGGTGGAGCGAAAAATATCGGGTATCTATTCTCATATGCATCGGCTAAAGGTCGCAGTCTATACGCAACATCCTGCTTATGCCTCTGCACATATTCCAGAAGCAGATCGAGGGTCATCACCGCATCCGTTTTGATTCTGTATGCCATGTTATAAAACTCCTGTCGTTTTATTCAGCGTTGGTGCCTTCTTCGACACCTGCCGTATGATGCTCGCCAAACTGTCGGGACAGTCATCATGTGGAGCGTGTTCGTTGTAGTCGAGTACCTCCGCAATGTATTCTGGGTCGGTCTCTTCAAGAAAGAAGATTCTTGACCAGTTGCCCTTCAGATAGGTTGATATCTTGATATGCTTGTTCGTGCCCTCGTGATAGGTCTCTGCTAACTCGCCTCGCTCTCGCAAGGCTTTCCGCAAATAGCCTTTGTCAGCGTTCTTCTCGCACCAGATCGTCCCTGCCTTGTATCGCTCCTTCAGTCTGTGGATGTCATCGAGGCATTCGTCTACGTGCTTTGTGTACTTCTTCCCGAAGATAATCAACTGCCCATGATGCTCGTGCAGGATAGTGAACGCTGTCGAATCCTGTCCTCCGTAAGATGCATCTATGTGGCAGATTCCGTTATAGATCGCTTCGATGTCCCTTGTGTAATTCGGGTCGGTGAACATTGCATCCTCATCGGCGATATGCTTCAGTTCGTAATTAGCGGAGAAAAGAGATGCGCTCATGCTCTCACGCAAGGCTCGAATCTCATCCTCGGTCATCAGTCCTGTCGTGTAGCAGTCATACTTTCTGATGTTCGGCATCAGCGTGAAGGCATCTTCCTTGTGCCAAGGTGTTCCCGTGTTGATGATGCGACCGCCTCTGTTCTTCACGTTCTGCAACTCCATGTACATCAGTTTGGTGCGCTCACGCTCGGCTCTCGAGACCCTGTCCTTGATATTGATGATGTCGTCCGTGATTACGATGTCAGCGTGCTTGCCTGTGATGCTCCCTCCGATACCGATGCCGAGGATCTGGACGGCTCCCGATCGGTTCGTGTAGATGTTGGTCTGCAGTTCGTTCATCGTCTCTTTTGTGACCAGAAGAGCAGTGCCGTATAGCGCATCGCATAACTGCGCCATCGCACCAGACCGAAGTACCCTGCCTGTCAGCCTTATGACCTCTGCAACATCCGTGTCTGTCTTCCGCAGGAATATCACGTTCTCGCTCGGATGTACTAAAACATTCAGAGCGAGGAAGATTGCAAGGTCAGTCGTCTTGTATGAACCTCGATGCGCCTGTGTCGTGCTGTCGCCTGTGCCGTATAGCCAGTCCAGAAGCCATGCGTTATGGAGCGCAGTCAAATCCTTGAAGCCGATGAAGTGTCCGACTTTGTACGGCTTACTCTTCAGAAGATGAATCGCTTGTTCTTTGGAAATACTCATTCAATGCCTCTGCAGATGCATCGATGTCAACCTGCTCGACCCTCTGGATGCGCTCGCCCTTTATCTCGGCGATAAAGTTGGAAGCAGTCGTGTTGCCTGTGAAAGTCTTCATGTACTGGGCGAGCACCATTGCCTCATCGTAGGTTACTGGAGTGCCCTCGCCAATCATGCCATTGCGTTCGAGGTTCTTGATGACCGCCTCGGGTGCATCCAGCTGTCCGAGGATGTTTGCAATCTCTCGCAGGGTCTTTCTGCGCCTTCTTGCTTCGCCAGACTTGCGACCGCCTTTCTTGGCTTCCTCAAGAGTAAACTTGTATTCAGATGGTCTCAAGTTCTGTTCGTTCGCCATTGTTTATTCCTTTCGCTAAATACAGAAACGGAGTATCACAGATGGCGACCAAAGATTCGATGACGCTTGTGCTTAACGCAATAGTCAAAATCGTCTTGGCATCATAAATGCCGTAGAACGCCAGAGCGATAAAACCGAAGTTCTCAAGGCAGTTTGTCAGAATGGTCGAGACGTTATTCCGCAACCACATCGCCTTTCCGTCCATCTTCTCCCGAATCCTATTATAGATGTGGATGTCAGCAAAGTTTGCAATAAGGTACATCAAACTGCTCGCAATGCTAATTCTGATATTGAGACCGAATAATCCGCTCATGAAAGGCTGTGCGTAATCGAATGCACTTGGTGCGTATGCGAGCGTTATCTGCGTAGCAATGATGAATAAAACGTTCGCAAATATTCCATACCATACCGCCTTTTGTGCATCCTGTTTCGTATAGCACTCCGAGAGGATGTCTGTTGCAAGGAACGTTGATGCGAACCATACAGTTCCAGTCGCTACCGATACCCCTAGCATTTCCACGTTCTTCGCTGTCAGCAGATTAGCAAGGATCGTTGCGACTGCTACCCATGCCATCACTCCGAATCTCCCGAAGATTTTATGCGTGAGCACCAGTGCCCCAAAAACGAAAACAATCTCAATAGCCAGTAATCCGATATTCATTTTTACCTCCGTAGTTTTTTATGTGGGTTATTGCGTACCACAGATTTATATGGGTCTCTGCCCATTTCTGAAACTTGCACCACTCGATAAAGTTGCTCATTGCCAGCGCTCTAGATCGGTCTGCAGGCATTCTTGTCCCATCTGGCTTATCATATTTAACCATCGTCCTGCCATCGAACTTGTAAACGTGCCCGAATCGGTTTCCCGAAGTCCATGATGTCGAGTCGACTGAATCGAAATGATACCGCTTCATTCCTTCCAGTGAAGTGTAGCCGAGTCCGTGAATTTTCGCCCCTCGTTTGTGCGCTTCTCCGATAAACCAGTAGAAGAGTTCTTCGAGCCGTTTTTGTTTCTTCGACCTAGATGCTTTTCCAACAAGACCACCGATTGCAACGTATCCATACTCATCGCACATCCTCAAAAAGTCATCTTTCCCTCTCGAGATATGCCAAACAGGTATGCATTGCTTTCCAGTCATTCGTTCCAACTTTGAGCGCATCGTTAATACTCGATCATAACCAATGACCGAGTCGATATCGAGTTCAAAGAATTTTTCGACTTTATTACGCTTTATAAAGTCGGCATATCTTTCTAGATAATCCTCCCACTCTACGTGCGTGCCCTTATTCTGCATAAAGGTGAACGCTCCGCTATCGAGCATAAAGTCGCCGAAGTACGGCATCAGTTTTTCAATCTGGTCTTGATCAGCGTAGTAAAATGACTCTAGGATGTATGGCTTCCAGTTAGGGAAACTCTCCATCGTCTCTTGTGCGAAGCACCCCCCCATATCCATAGAGTATGAGGACTTGCTATGTATACTTTCATCGTTAGGGACACCCCCCCGAGTATTGGAGTGAGGTATATCCATATTCCGTTCCCAGATAGATATATCTTCACCAACGAACCTCTTGACTTCTTTTTCTAGGTTAGGGATACCCCCCCCAACTATCACAGAGTAGACCCTGCTCCACATCGGAGCGAGGTTCCCTGTCATCCCTCCTGCAAGGTAAATCTTCATCTATGGTCTGCCCCCCCATAAATGACGAATTATATTTGCCTTGCCGTTTCCTCCTGCCAGATATATACGCATCGAAAACGTATGGTCTTGAGTATGTCCCTGCGAGATAGATCCTCACAGTTCAATCTCTTCTCCGCAGTGTGGGCAGGTCACTGTTTTTCTTTTAGGCTCTGTTGGTTCGTCTTGCTCTGCAAAAAATTCATCGATATCTACGTTCATATCTGGAAACCCAAAATCGAATCCTCCAAAGTCAATTGTTCCGAGTTCATCCTCGAGCGTTTCAAAGTCCCATGATGCAAACTCGCCGACCTTGTTATCGAGAATCCGATATTTCTTCTTCTGCTTCTCGGTTAGTCCAGTAACAACGATGACCTCTGCCTCTTCCCGATCGAGTCCACGCAACGCTTTGTATCTGGTATGACCTGCGAGAATCTCGAGGTTCTCGTCAACGATAATCGGCGATAAATAGCCGACCTGCTGAATTGACTCCTGTACGTATGGCACTGCCATGTCGTTCTTTCTCGGGTTGTTCTTGTACGGCTTGAGGTCGTCCAGTCGTACAACCCTCATTTCTTTATTCATGCCCTGCCCTCCATGCACACAAAAAGTCGAGTCTCTCGACCCGACCTTTTGCGACCAGTAATGCAACCGAAGTATGTAGAAAGGAGATGCTGAAAATGGAATATGTCTCTTCTGATGTCTACACCTATAATATACCACAGTATCAACTGTTATTTTCTGTTATCATTGTGTGATTGAATCGAAGTTCTGGAGCACGAAGTCCTTGAAGGCTGACTCTGGCATCCTGTCCACTGTATCGGCAAAGAGCCTCCTTCCTGCTTCCTTCGCCCACTCTTCACGCTCTTCCTCGGTCATGAGTTCCTGCAGTTTCGCCTCGTAGATCGTTGTCGTTTTGTGCATCCGCAGGAGTTCATCCTGCAGGAAGTCCACTATCGCCTGCGCTTCCCTTTCATCTGCCAGATTCGTGTTCTTGATTGCTTCTTCAATCCATGCCCTATATGTCTTCATTTGTTTCCTCCTTTAATACTTAATACCCGTACCGCAGTTTTCGTTAATCCAGTCAATTACTTCCTTGTATCCGAGACCGCCCTTGTCCCAAGGCTTCATGATGTATTCTTTATCCACTCCCATCACTCGCTCCTTTCCGTCTGCTCCTCGAGGACTTCGGCTATCCACTTTCCGTACTCGTCTAGCGCACATTGAGCCGTATAACTAATTTCTGCCATACTCCGTTCGGGTCTGCCGTAGCCCGATGCCATAGCAAACTGCAATCCATCTAAACACCAATTAGTCACATCTATCAGCGTTTTGAGGTTGTCAAGTCTGCGTTCGTCCGCATTGGTTTCACCTACGGCTTCAACATTGCCTATCAGCGCATCAAGGAGTTTTGTAATCTCGCTTGTTTCAAACCTTCTTGTCATTCGCTACTCCTCTCCCCGTATGAGCAGAAGTCATCGGCATCGACCTCTGCCGTGCTGAAGAAACAACCCTCTCGCTCGTTGTGCCACTTGCACTCTCGGCAACGAACGACTTCTCCACGCTTGATGTAGCAATCACCCCATCCGAATCTGTTACCACTTCGTAAATCTTCCATCTACTCATCGTCTGCTCCTTTCTGCTCCAATATCCGTCCCAGATCGTCAAGCGCATTCCTGTGCAATGTCATCAGATGGTCGTAGGAGTAGTTCAATTCCTTCATGATTCGTCCCCACCTTTTGCGCATCACGTATCTGTACACCAGTACCTGCTTGTATAATGGGTTCTGCATCGTTGCCAGAACTGCCATGCAGTCAGCCTTCTTTTCGACCCACTCGTCAATTCGTTCGGCTAATCTTGTTCGTTCTTCCACCAGTCGGGTGATTGCCCTTTCCATCGTGTCCTGCTTCGGACTTGACTGCACTTTGTCGCTCGTCACGATCGCTCCGCACATTTCTGCCGTGTTCATCAGTTCCTCGATTCGGAAGCGCATCGCCTCAATCTCGATGTCGGCATCTAGTATCGTCCTTAAATACTCCTTCGCTCGTCTTGCATATCTGGTCATCTTTCGCCCTCCTTATAGATGAGTGCGAGGATGATTAAAGTCGCACAGACCATGAATGTTACTCCGAGAATCACTCTTCCCATTCTTTATACTCCTTTCCTTCGTTGACCCATACTTCGACAAACTCGAATGTATCCCACTCCTTTTCGACTACCAGTTTGACCACCTGCTTGTCGTCCTTATAGGCGACTCCGTGCAATCCGTCCATCACTGCCTTCGCAATGTTGTCAACGTCTGGCTTCTTCAGACATCCGTCCTTGAATCTTTGGTCGGCTTCCTTCTCGCTGATGCTTGACGGCATCCTGTAGTGCGCCTTGATTCTGACTCTGACCGCAGTCTCGTAGACCTTACCTCCTGCCTGCAGGTATGCCTGCTTAATCTGGTCTTCGTATTTCTTTGTCCCCTGCGGAGTGTAGGCATGACCGTTGACGAATCTCGGTCGAGCCTTGCCTTTTACTCCCATCACGATAAACTTCACTTCTTGCCTGCCTTTCGTAAACTTCTGTGTACCGATTCGGAGCGGAGCGAGAAGAGGTCTTGCACTGGCTTCCGCTCGTTGTGGATTCGTATCCGTTCGGCTTCTCGCCACTCGTTATATGCGATGTACTCCTCGCAGACCATGTGGCAGTTCGGTCTTGTCTCATTCCCTGCATCCCTCTTCGTGCAGTTCATGCATGGTGCCTTTAGTCTCATCTGGTAGCACCTCCGTAGGGAAGTCCAGAATCAGAAACATCAGCCTTTGATAAGACTTGAACGGGTTCCGAACGTCCAGTTCTGCCTCGGCTATCGCCTTGAGCAGTTCGTCCTTGTCTATCATTCTGCGCTCCATCGTTTAATTCCTTGACCCTTTCTTTTAATCTCTCATACTGCCGTTTGTAGTCGAGCAGATCCTGCGCAGTCTCGACCGGCATCTCGACAGTCGTCCATGTATGCCCGCAGTCGAGACATTTGCGAAGTCTCTTGCGGTAGATTCCAGATTCATCAGCAATCGTGTCATAGCACTTTTGCGCCGATGAATCGCATAGAGGGCAGACAGCCGAGATACCTTTCTGCCATCTGATTCCGTATGCCTTTCTAAAACTCATCATCGTAGCCACTTCTCATAGAACCCATATTCTATGCCTTTCTCGCTCGTCAGTGTGTTTCCGTCCATATCCTGCAGAACGTAGTAGACTCCTTCTTTCTTTGGCACAGGTCTGACTGTGCGCTCAATCACTGCTGTCATTCCCTTGTACTTATAGACGGGATTTGCCACCAGTCCCGACTCTGGGTATACCTTTACGATGTCGCCCTTTCTCACTTCGTGACCTCCTGCATATATGCCTGCTCGAAGCACTCCAGTGATGCCTCGATGTCCATCTGACCTTCTGTCATCTGCGCTGTCTCTCGGTCGTAGCCGAGTTCTGTGCTCAATCCTCTGTCTGGGTGCTCCGCTCCAATATCATGTTTCATAATGTCTCCTTTCAATCTTCGGAGTCGCTCGCCATGACCAGAACAGCCATGACGAGCATTCCGAATACTGCGCCTAATGTGAATGAAATAAATGCGATCATTCTTCTCCTTTACGCTTGCAAGCGTTTAATGTTATCTTCGAGCCATGTCTTCCGCAGTTTCAGTTCCATGTACTCCTTGCCCTCGGTCTGCTCCATCTCTTCACAGACCTGCTTGTACTGCTTTTGAAACTCCTGCAGTTTGTCGCTCTTCTGCTCTGGGGTCGCCTGTTTCGGTCTCCCTCGCTTGTTGACCTCTTCCATGACCCACCCTCGAAGAACGAGGTTGTGATTCTTGTACTTATACCCTTTGACCTCGAGAGCCTCATCGAGAATCCGGATCGCTTCCGAGACCTGCCAGTCTTCGAAGTCGTTGTGGAGTCTATCAAGCTCAGCATCAGATAAAAGAACGTGTGAGTATTCGCCATAGCGATGGCGGTTATTTACTTTCTCTTTCTCTTTATCTTTTACTTTATCTTTATCTTTCTCTTTAGGTTCGACTTTGGTTTCAGTTAGGTTATCCTTTGGTTTTGGTTTGGTTTCAGTTAGGTTATCCTTTGGTTTTTTCGGTCTGCCACCCTTCAAGCCATTCTCATACCGGCGATTGTTCGCATCAATCTGCGGTTTAGTCAGCAGGAAGATTGCTTGCACGATACCCTCATCGCCCTCATAATGGACTCCGTCAAGACCATACAGGCAGATTGCTTCGTACACTTCTGCCTGTCGGTCTGGTGGTAGGACTCGAATCGCATCAAAGAATGACCTATAAAAAACGAATCCATCTCTCATGCTTTACTCCTTCTAAAACTCGATGCCATCATCTCTCTTGCCGAGAAACTCGACTCGGTCGCCGATGATGTCGGTCGTATAGATAGTCTTGCCATCCTTCTCGTATGACCCTGTAGCGACATGCCCCTCGACTGCGATCTGTCTGCCCTTCTTCATGTAGCGTCCGATGTTTTCCGCAGTCTGTCCAAAGGCGGTAACCCTCGGGAAGTCTGTGTGGTCTTTCCCTGCATCGATTGCAAGGGTGAATTTTGCCACCGCCTTGTTGCTCGCTGTGTAGGAGACCTCTGGGTCTCTCGCCAGTCTTCCGATCAGTAATACTCTATTCATGCTATGCCCTCCAATCTTTGCAATTCGTTAGGTGTAAGTGTTGTAATGCCGACCTCCTGCGCCTCACTGACCAGTCCGTCTATCAGTCGTGACATCTCTTTGCTGTCGTACAGGTGACTCGGCTTGATAAGAATGAACTGCCGATAGACCTCTCCGTTGACCCTGCCTGTGTGAGATGTCGGGCGCAGGTGGGTCTTTTCGTCGAACTGATAGTCGTCCGTGTCTGGAATCATCACGATCCGCAGTCGCCCTTCTTCGTCCGTCCAGTCTGTGCCGTATCTGGCAAGCAGGCGGTTATGCATCTCTGCTCGAGAAGTCCCGACCTTATCGGCTAACTGGCTACACAATGACCAGTAATATGCGTTCGCATCGAGGCTTCTCGCCTTGCGCTTCTTCTTTATCGTGACCTCGCAGTCATCGCCCTTGCGGATACCTTGCACAGCCTTGTTGATGCTGTGAATCTCCTGCTTCGGGCAGATGATGGTCAACTCGCTTCGGTCGTAGAACGATCTGACCTGTATGTCTTGGATAATCATTTATAATCCTTTCCGAATACTTCTCTGAAGTTATCTCCGTAGACCAGTTCATATGCTTCCTGCCCCATCTTCTGAATTTCTGCTCTAAACTCGGGTACAAAATGCACCCCAGTTGATGGCTCGTTGTGATGCCGATGGCACAGGTAAATCTTAAGTCCATATTTTTCGCTATTCTTGCGATTCGCCCCACCGAAGATATGATGCTCTTCTACGTAAGGCGAACCGCAGACCCAACAGCCTTCACTTCTATCATGCAGGATTGACTTCATTCACCCTCCGCATCTTCTCGTCCAGTCTTCGCCAGACTTCGGGGAGCTTCGCTCTGTCGATATCCTCGACCGACTTCGCATCGAACAGTTTGAGGAATTTACGAACATCGCTGTGCGTTTCCTCCAGTGCGGTCTTGATTCGTCTTGCTTCGCTGTCGCTGACCTTGACCACAGGTGCCTTGACATCTTCACTCGGGACGTCCTCGCCGGCATATATATAGAGTCCGAGACCATGTTTTGCGATGCACTTCGTGATACTGCGCTGTATGGCTTTATTGACATCGAAGGAAGTCACTTGGTCAGCAGGAATGCTTCTGTTGCGGAAGTCCATCACTGGAAGATATTCAATGTGCTCGATTCCCTCGACAGTCACTCCTGTCTTGACCCAACAGGTCTTCCCGTCCGTGTGGTAGAACCATCCGTCCTTGTTCTCGTAGATCGTATAGGTCGCATCTGGGTGTCTCTTCTTCAGTTCGCCCCATGCCCATGCCCATGACAGGTATGTTAGTCCGTTCTTGGTCTCCGTCTTGTCGGAGACGTTTATCCCATTCAGATTCTCAAAGTAGTTCATCTCGTTCCTCCTTCTACTCCGCAGGCGAAGTCGTACATCTTCATGTACTGCTTGAATGTCGCCTGCCATCTCTCTTTCGTAAGTCCCTGCATCTGTGTGTATGCCAGATCGAGAATAACCTCGGATGCCCTGCGGTTCTGCATTGCTTCGGCTTCCTGTCTGATTGCCTTCGCCTCATCCAGTTTCGCTTCTGCTTCATCGAGCAGTTTCTTCGATTCCTCAAGTTCTGCCTTGACATCCCTCGCAGGTGCTTTGTACTGGTCGAATATCTTGACTTCGCCATCCTTCTTCTCGATGACTGGCGCAGGTGTTTCGTCTCCGAGGGTCAGATATGCAGGAGTCACTCCGAGCGCAGTGGCGAACTGCTGAACCTTGTACGGATTCGGCTTGAGGATTCCTCGCTCGTATTTGCTCACTGTCGCAAAACTGACTCCAACCTTCACGCCCATCTGCTTGAACGTCCATCCCTTCTTTTCTCGCTCGTATCTCGCTCTCTCTCCGAATGTCATGCTGTCTTCTCCTTTCTGCACTTAATGACCTCGCCCGTCATGTCGAAGATGTATGCATCTGGGTCGAGGTTGATAATCGCCATAATCACCTCGTTAAAAGCAAGGTATGTCTCAAGCGAGCAGTCCTTATGCTCATCGAGATAGGTCTCCAGAATCTCGGTGACTTCCTTCATCTTTACGAGGGATTCACACAGTGCCTTCGGCATCATCACATCCACCATCCTTTCATCTGCTTCGGTGTTAACTGGTCTCTCATCCACTCGCTCATGAGTGCCTGTCTTTCAGTTTCGTATTCGGTATTATCTTCCGGCTCTCTCTCGATCGGCTCGCTGTGCTCGATCTGCTTCGCTCCACAGCATGGGCAGATATGCCATGTGACTATCTGGTCATCTTCTTCGTCATCGTGTCCCTCGACATCATAGAGTTCGTAGAATGCTCCACACTGGTCGCATTTCCACTCGTACTCTGGGTCGTAAATCTTATAGGTTGCGTAGATGCCTCCGACCTTATCCTTGGTCGGGACAGTGACCACATTGTAGCCTTCCTCTCTGATGCGGTAGATGATGCTCGACAGCCTGTATGCTCCAAACATCTCGATTGCCTCTTTCTGGCTGATGCTGTGTCCCTGCTTCATGTACTGCAGGACTCTCTCCCTTTGCGAAATTGACATTTTTACCTCCTTTGTGATACAATGGAGATGGACGAAAATCCATCTCTCGAAGCCGTTCCCTGCTCGCTCTCTTTTGGGAACGGCTTTATGCTATAACTGAAACGAAGATCGCTGTGAAGATTGCGACAGTCACAAGACACGATGCAATCTGACCTGCGATGGTCTCGTCCCACCAGTCAACGAATCTTTTCATCTCTGCCTCCTTTCCATAAGCCTCGCCGTGACATCATGCTCGCTCGAAAAAAACAACCTGCTCTGGCACTCCTGCAATCTCGCAGAATTTACGGAAGTTCAGCACGCTCGGAACGACCTTGCCAGATTCCCAGTTGGCGACCGAGACCTGCGAGACTCCCATCTTTTCAGCCATCTCGACCTGTGTCAGACCTGCCGAGACTCGTGCTCCTGCCATCGTCACCTTATACTCCATATCATCACCTCCTTCATCCTTGATATAAATATTATATATTAAGTTAAACTTATAATCAAGAGAAACTTAAAATGTCTTTTATAATTCTATTGCAGGTAATTAAGCCGGAATATTAAAATTAAGATACCGAAGGGAAAGGAGAAAGGAGATGTACAAGACCAGAACAGAAGAGTTGTCTGCAGACAACTCTTCTGTTCTTTGTCATCTCTCCATCTCCTTCCGAATCAGTTCCTTGATTGCACCTTGCTTGTTGTCCTGCGCTTCGAGCCACTCGAGTATATCGGCATCGGTCTTCAGATTCAACTTCAAGTAAAGACCAATCGTGTTCGCCTTGTCGTATCTGGCATTCGCTCGCCGTTTAGCCTCGCTAGTCATACCAGACCGCCTTGCCATCTAATGTATTTCATCTGTCTCATGTCGAACCTCCTAGTCCATGAATGTCAGAGTCGATGACCATGTGCCAACGTACTCGATATTATAGTAGTGCATCTCCTTGAGGATTGCAATTCCCTTTTCGACAAGGGCATCCTCTGTCTGGTGCTTGCCATCCTTGAACGGCTCTGCGAGAAGCGTCTTCTTGAACCATCTTTCCTTGCCGTTCTGACAGGTCTCTGTAACCTTGAATACTACTCTGTAATACATCTTCTGTGTCATGCTAGTTCTCCTCCTCTATTACTTCTACATTTCCGATTGCCGTGAAGTATACCTCTCCGGCAGAGTCCTTGATTCCGACCTTCGTTGTCGAGTAAAATCCCCAAGGGTCGGGATACTTTCCGTAATTGTATCTCTTGACCCAAAAGACTTCACCGACCGTTCCAATCGGAACCTTGCGACCCTTGAAGACTCTTACGGTCTTTCCGTACACATTGAGGAAATCTCTGATCTCCGTAGCAACTTGAAAGTTGCCACGCCCGATCATTGTGTACTTGAGTTCGATAAGTTCGTCTTTGCTCATCTTTCTGTAATCGCTCATACTGTACCTCCTTGATTGTATCACGCTGTGTGTTGGTTGTCGATGGGCAGTCTTGCGACCGCCCATCGAGTTGCTTGCTAGTCGATGTAGTATTCGTATGCGTAGTCGCCTCGTTCTTCGATGTCGATGACCTTGATATCCACATCGCTGACCTTGATGTTGCGGTATCCCATTTCTTCCATCCACTCGACCAGTCTGTCTGCCCTCTCGGTCGCTTCCGGTTCTTCGCAAGGGATGACCACTCTGACGAATACTCCTTCCTTTCGGCTTTCGCCGATATCGAGGTTACTTGCGAACCCCCATGTGTTCTTCCACGACAGCAGGTTGAAATATGCTCCCTGCCATGCTCTTGTCCAGTCATTGCCCTGCTCATCGAAATCGCTAGCATATGCGATGACCAGTTTTGCGTTCTGCTTCTCAATGTGTCGAATCTTCATCTCTCTGCCTTTCTCCCCGTCTCGCCGTTAGGTCAGCGTTGCTTGTCTAAAGTTCTACGACTTCACCATCAAGGTTCAGTTCACGGATGCGCCGAGGGTCAATCCTCTTGCTTCTGAAGAGCCATACAGGGATATAGACCTCTACGTTATTGCACTCATTCGGCTCACCGAACACGATCTGCGACTTCGGGAACCATTCATGCTTATCATTGGACGTAGATACACCGCCTGCGACAGTGACCATAATAGCCTTCTCGGTCACAGCAGGGACGAAATGCTCCAGTGGAAGCGAAATCCAACCCTTATAATACTTCTTCATCTCTGCACCTCCTATCTCTTCCTTTCTCTTCCTTACGATACAAGTATATACCTGTATAGCAGGAAAATCAAATCAAAGTTTTTAATGATACCCATTAAAATTATTAATAATGGGACGGCAGGAACTTCCCACCGCCCCAATAGAAAGGAGGGCATCTGCCCTCTCGGGCAGACATTATTTCGGTCTGATTAAGACCATGACCTTGTCGTAATTCTTGGTCTTCGCTCCGTAGTCCTTCGCCTTGACATCGCTCGAGCCTGCGGAATACCACAGCAGATTGCCCTTGCTGTCCTTGCCTGCGTAGACCATCGTGTGCGGATTCGAGAAGCCACAAATATCGCCGACCTTGAGACCGCAATTCTTTGCGCTCTTCCTCGGATAGGTCACAGTGCAGGTTCTTTTGACATCATCCGAGCCGTTGCCGTGGATCGAATCGTTCAGCCAGATCACTTGCCCAGACGGAAGCAGACCTGCTGACTGCATCGCCCAACTGACATACCTTGCGCAGTTGATGTGCTTGTTTGTCTTGAGTGCCTCGGCATAGGTGTATTTGCTTTGGTTGTTCGAGTACACGAATCCATTCTTAATACACTTAACCTCGAGGTCTTTGAGTGCCTCAATCAGTTTATCAGCCGAAGACTGCGCAGGTGCGGTGGAAGTATGAACGACCTTACCATCATTATCATAGACATGATAGCCGAAGTATTTATTGCAAAGCGTCTTCGCCCTGCTCAAACTCTGGAATGCGCCCTTCTGCGTAGCAGGCTTGTCCCATGCAAGACGAACCCTGTACATCTGCACATCCTTCTTCGATGAGTAGACCGATGAACCTTTGCTATCGTAGACATTCATGCCGTTGACATCAGCGCACAGGATAGCGTTCTGCAGGTCTGCGAAGGCACCTTTCTGGCTCTTCGCATCTGCCCACGAAGACCGCACCCGATACAACTCGGTCGGCTTCTTGTCGTTCTTGAAGGTCACTCCGAGATAAGCGCAGATGCCTTTAGCGATGCACTTCCCGTATTCATCATAAGACTGCTGAAACATCTTCAGATCTGCCTTGATCGCTCCAGTCTCGAGGATGACCGCAGGCATGGTCGTCTCGTTCAGTTCTCGCAAATCGGTTCTTCTGATGCATCCTCTGGATTTCATCTTCATGCCCGACTTGACCGCCGACTCGACAGCCTTCGCAATCTTCTTCCCCTCTACAGAGACGTATAACGGCATGACTCCAGATCCTGCCTTGTACCAGTCACAATGAATGCTCATAAACAGTTTGACCTTCTGCTTGTTCGCATTCGATACACCGAGAGCGATATTCCAGTTGTTCCCCTTGTCGGCATCAGTCAAGACCTCGATGCCAGACGAGCGCAGGTACTTGACGCAGGCTTTTGTGATAGGAAGCATCAGACCTGCTTCTGTGTAACTGCCGTAAGTGCATCCGCAATCCCAAACTCCGTTCGTCTGCATTCCATGTCCACACATGATCGCTACTTTCATTCTTCCTTCCCCCAGTCTACGAAGTCTGCTTCTTCGTCTGTAAATTCATTCCCGTAACTGACTTCGGGAAGTCCTCCGACAATCGATGTCAGAAGACTGTATAGCGAAGCCGAGACGGATGCAAGAAGAATCGTCTTCCAATCCATCTGCGTGATGACCGCCCCTGCAGTCCACATACCGAGGATGGTCTGAAAAAAGGTTTTTACTGCTCGGATGATTGCCGAGCGTAAGAAGTCTGTGCTCATATACCGACCTCCTTTCTTATGTCTTCCATAACGGAGCGCATTTCATCGAGCCTCTTCCACTGGGTCTGCTCGTCTCGCTCCAATATGGCGACTCGCTCGACAACAGTGTTATGCTTTTCGACCTTGCGCTCAAGTTCTTCTATTCTGTAATTTGTCAACCTGTTCGCCGTGATGATTCCCGCAATTGAACCGAAAAGCGTGCCACACAGCGACAGGACTGCGACCATTATTGCATCTGTCATTAGACCCCCAAAACGTAGCGCAGGACGAGGAACGAGTTGTTGTACCCTGTCCCCGATCCTCCGTTGTTAGCGTGACCAGTGATGCGGTCATCGTAGACCGCAAGGGTCTTCTTGCACACGATATTCCCAGTCTGCGGATTAGCGTAGAACACACTATTGACATACGAGCCTTCAAGGTATCCATCAGAAAAAAGAATGTACCACTTCGGGATGAACTGGAACTGCCACCCATTATCAACTGCTCCACCGCTGTACATAGACCACACAAGCAGGATGCCGTGAGGCTGATTCGAAACCAGATCGGACAGTGTAGCAGTGTGATTCGCAGTCATATAGTATGCGCCAGACCACAGGACTTTCTGCTCGAATAGGTCTCTTTTGTTCGCAAAGAAGTGACCCTCGCATCCTGTGAAGCCTATGCCTCCCGATGGATTCGCACCTGCGCCTGTTGCTTGGAAGAAGCCGTTGACCTTCATTGCGCCATGACTTGCTTCCTCGCCAACTCCCGAATCGGAGTAGTCAAAGTTCCTGCCGAATTTAGCGTTGACCCACTTCGGAGCCTCGATGCCATAGACCATCGAAACGACAGCAATCGTTCTGGTCGGAACGAGATGGACGTATCCATTCGATGCCGTATAAGTCCATGACAGATATGTCGAAGACCCAGAAGCATCCGTGCCATAGTTAAAGGTGAACGAGTAAGAATCTGTACCGCTCGCATAGTTGACTGTGACAGTCGTCCCCTCTGCAGGATGGACATATGAATCGAAGAAGATGTCATCGCCTTCAGTCGTGACATTGGTCTCAATCAACTGCGTGTAAGTCTGCGCAGTGCCATCCTGTGTTGAGATGTAGCCGAGAGTGTCGCCGTTCTCATCGATAAACTCGAAGGAGTCCGCATCAATCTCAACGTGCTGTTCGTCCGTCTTCCCGATGACTGCGCCTGCGCTCCCGAAAGTCGCAAGGTCAGTCAGTCCGTCTCTGACCGCAATGCCGTTCGTTCTGGCGAGCAGATTCCCACCAGTCGCCGAGACCTTGAAAGTCGCCTGCGGAACTTCCGTGATGTGCGCTCCTGCATCCGTGCCCGATTCTTCGTACCAGAAG